AACGTATGCGGGCTGGCTGGAACCCACGGGCCGCTGAGACTGTGAAAGATAAGAGGTATCCGACTATCAATCATGGTCAGTGGGCAGGTTCTATAGGCGTAGAGGGCATGATCCTCTGCGAAATGGATGAAGATAAGTTCAAGTCGATGAAGGATTACTACCATAATCGCAACCTTGAACAGAATGAGTCCATTCCTGGAGAGCTTGATGCGGTGAGTAGGACGGGTGGCATTCCGATCCAACAGGAACGGAAATCAACAGGAAGCCGTGGCCGGGACCTTTCCGTCATGGCTGACGATTAAATGGCTTGTTAAAAGGAGAGAAGGATGGCGAACGCAGACGCGGCATTTGGGATGATCCCAGTGAGGTCCATGAGTGGATCTTCGATCCGAGCTAACAAGTACACCATTACTACAGGAACGTCCGAGAACATCTTCACTGGTGATCTTTGTATCATCACGGCTGATGGGGTTCTAACACCTCATACGGCGACAGAAGTAAATAATATTGGTGTATTTGCTGGAGTGTCATACACTGCCTCTGATGGCAGTTATGTATATGGCCAATATTGGCCGACCGGGACCGCAGCTACTAATATCGTAGCCTATATCTACGACGACCCGATGATTGTTTATAAGGTCCAGAGCGCCGGTAGCCCTGCCCAAACCAACATAGGAAACTGTGCTGATATGGTTGCTGGAGCCGGTTCGACGACGACTGGACAGTCTGGTTTTGAGATTAGTGGAACAATGGCGGCGGGCACAGCTACCGCAAAAATACTTGCTCTTTGGGATTCCCCCGAGAATGCTTTTGGAGCTAATGCCGTCATGGAGGTGATCATCAATGAGCATCTCCTAAAACAGACCGCTGGCATCTAAGGAGGTTATGTAAATGGCAATTAATAGAGCACAGTTTGCCAAGATGCTGGAGCCTGGGTTGAACGCCCTTTTTGGGTTGGAATACGATCAGGCACCGGCGGAATGGTCTGCTGTTTTTGAGACAAACTCTAGTCAAAAAGCATTTGAGGAAGATGTTCTTCTTGAGGGTTTCGGTAATGCCCCAGTGAAGACTGAGGGAGCTTCTATTTCTTATGATTCGGCGAGCCAGCAATGGACCGCTCGTTATCAGCATGAAACAGTTGCCCTAGCCTTCAGCATTACGGAAGAGGCCGAGGAAGATGGTCTTTATGGATCAATTGCTTCAAGGTATACGAAGGCTCTAGCGCGTTCGATGTCTTCTACGAAGGAGATCAAAGGCGCGAATGTTTTGAATAATGCCTTCGCTACCATTACTGGTGGTGATGGAGTGGTTCTGTGTAGTACTGCTCACCCGACCCGTGCGGGTAACCAGTCTAATACGCTGGCTACTGCCGCTGACCTATCTGAGACTTCCCTTGAGCAAGTCCTTATCAATATCGCTGATTTGAAGGACGATCGCGGGCTACGTATTGCCGCTCAAGGTTTGATGCTTGTCATCCCAACAGCCTACACCTTCGTTGCGGAGAGGCTATTGGAATCTCAGTTGAGGACCGGAACCGCTGATAATGACATCAATGCGATTCGCTCCGGTGGTTATCTGCCCAAGGGATATCACGTTATGCGAAGGCTAACTGACTCGGATGCCTGGTTTGTAAAGACTAGCGTTCCAGACGGCCTAAAGCATTTCCAGCGGACTCCATTGAAAAAAGGCATGGAGGGCGACTTTGAAACGGGAAATATTAGGTATAAGACCCGTGAGAGGTATTCCTTCGGTTGGACAGACTGGCGAGGCGTCTTCGGTAGTGAGGGCGCGTAATTAAAGTTTGTGCGGTCAAGCGTACGCCTTCAATGCGCTTGACGAGGTGGGGGAGGGTAAAGTGGTGTCTCCTCCCCCATTTCAAACTTTGTCACCTGACTGCTACGGCAGACATTAGCCAAGACAGGAGATAAACATGGCTGTTACTACTTTCTCTGGCCCTATCAAGGCTGGAACCATCAAGCAGGACACTGGTACAACCCTTGGAACCGACAAGGCCAATGTGGGCTTTGTTGTTATGGCGCAATCCGCTGCCATCTCCCAGAGTACAACAGCGGCTGCTTCTGGGATTGTTATCCCTGCAAATTCGCAGATTCTTGAGTGTACGGTCTTTGTTACGACCGCTTATGATAACTCTGCGACTCTTTCAATTGGCACAAGCTCTACATCCACTGAGTTGGCGACCGCTGTTGCGGTTAGTACCATCAACACGATCAAACTAGCTTCCCAGGCTACGATTGCGGATGCTGATACTTGGGAAGATATCGGATCAACAGATGTAGCGATTTACACAGACTCTAGTGCCACGACCTCTGACGCTGGTGTTGCGACCCTTACGGTTACTTACATCCAGAATAACAATCTTGCTTAATCTGGAGGGTTATTATGGCTGACATAACAACCTCTACGACTATAGCGGATAACCCGCGTGAGGCTGTATTTGCCTTTCAGTACCAGTACGTGGATGGAGGTAATGAGAGCGCTGTCACTAAGATTGACGTATCGTCACTAGTGAAGAGTTCAAATGGCTCTACGTGTACTGGGGTAAGAATCACTGAATGTTGGTGGACGATATCGGCAATGACGGTAGAGATCCTGGCCGACGCATCAACTGATGTAATTGTGCTTCATTTGACTGAAGGACAGTCTGGGTATCAAGATTTCTCAGTCTTCGGTGGGTTGCCAGCTACTAGTGGATATGGTTCATCCCCAACCGGGGACGTTAAATTTACTACTACCGGGGCCGGTGCCGCCGGAGATGCTTATCAAGTTGTGATGCGTGTCTCTAAGGAGTATTAATTCCTAGCTAACATCGAATGGCCAATCAGTTGGTTTGAACCTCCTGATTCAACTTGGAGACGCTGCCTCCAATGATCCACCGCTGGTTGGCCATTCTTTGTGACGGAGCCGCGCTATGGCAACTTCCGGTACAGTAACATTTCGTCCACAGGTTCAAGAGATCATTACTGAGGCTTTTGAGCGTTGCGGGATGGATTCACAAATTCTCACCGGGTATCACGCTGTTGCCGCCCGAAGAAGTCTTAATCTGTTGTTCAGTGAGTTTGCAAACCGTGGAATCAATTACTGGACGGTTCAAAATAACACGCTCACCCTCACAGAAGATGATATAACATATACGCTTCCAGCGGGGACAATTGACCTGATGGATGTCGTCGTTAGGGAAACTGTCGGCGGTACGACATCTGATACCATTGTCCAACGTGTCAGTATAGAAGAGTATAACCAGCTTCCTAATAAGACATCTGGTGGTAAGCCTAGCCAGTATATGCTGGATAAGCAGTATACCCCCTCAGTTTATGTATGGCAGGTCCCAGACAAGTCTGGTTATAGTTTTGTATATTGGTCTGTTAACCAGCTTGAAGACATATCGGCGAGTAACCAGGATGCCGATATCCCTTATCGTTGGTCAGATTGTATATGTGCCGGGTTAGCCAGCAAATTGGCCCTAAAATATATGCCTGATAAATTTGCGCTGTTAACCCAGGATTATGAGCGGTCTTTTGATTTTGCTTCAGCAACGGATAGTGATGGTGTTTCAATGAGAGTGCGGCCAACCGGATTGGACTTGAACTAAGGGTCTATGGCGGCTGCAAGAAAAGCAAAAGGGAAGAAATCAAGGGCGATAAGTGATCGCTCAGGATTCAATGTTCCGTATAAATCTCTAAAGACCACATGGGATGGTCTGCGTGTTGAGCCTGAAGAGTGGGAGCCAAAGCAGCCTCAACTTACCCCGGCGCGTAATGTTATTGACGCAACGGCACTGTTCCAGCCGCGACCGGACAACGACCCAGAGAATGTTGATATTTGTATTGGGTATACTTATGACCCATTTGTAAAAATTCAAGATCGCCCCCCGGTTGGCGTCCCAGGCTTCGGTGTAATCGGGTTTGCTTCCCCGCAATTCGATCAAGATGTTAGTGTTAGCGGGGTAGCAGGGACGGGCGCAATTGGAACAGAAGTCCCGACCGGTAGTATAGATGAAACTGGGGTAGCAGGGACGGGCGCGATAGGAACAGTATCAATTACACATCCTTCCGGTTGGGGAGAATCCACCTGGGGGACTGGTCCTTGGGGCGAGGGTTTATGACATATACAACTCTAGTGAGCAATATTCAGGCATTCACGGAAGATGATTCCTCCGAATTGAGTGATTCTATTGACCAGATCATCGCTCAGGCCGAGGACATGATCTTCCAGAAATCACCTAATCTGCCATGCTATCGAAAAATAACTACAGGGACACTCGTGGTTGGGACCGCTGATTATGATGTCGCTAGTGCCAGGATGATTCGCCAAACGTCAGTGACAAGTTCCGGGGCGGTATCTTACCTGGATCATAAGCTCGATTCTTATATCAGAGACTACTGGCCTACCGCAGCAACCACCGGGACACCGATAATGTATGCCACGAAGGACGCGGACACTAGTGGGATCACCATTACGTTAGCTCCTACGCCTAGCGCTACCCTTGCTTATCAGGTTGATTTTATTGCCCCTGAAACTGGATTGTCTTCCGGCAACGCTAATAACTGGATTGGAGACAATGCTGAGACAGTTTTGCTGGCTGCGTCGTTATACGAGACTTCTGCTTTCTTAAAGGCTCCAGAAAGTCTGGCTCTATACAAATCACAATTTGACGAAGCCGTTACGTTGTTCCAGCAAGAAATGGCCAGGAACTACACAGCCGAATATAATGGAGGACTCTGATGGCGATCACACAGGCCATGTGTACGAGTTTCAAGTCTGAGTTGTTGGGTGGAACCCATGATATGGACACCAACACGATTAAGATCGCGTTGTATACATCATCTGCCTCGCTGGATGCGTCCACAACTGCTTATAGCTCGTCAAATGAAGTCAGCGGCACTGGATATAGTGCTGGCGGAGCAACTTTGTCTGGGGCTTCGATTGGAACCTCCAGCACTACAGCCTACGTAGATTACAGTGATCCATCATGGACATCCGCGTCTTTCACAGCCCGTGGCGCTCTGATCTATAACAGCAGCCAAAGTAACAAGGCTGTTGCGGTTCTTGATTTTGGTGGTGATTTTCAAGTGTCTTCTGGAACCTTCACGGTTGTATTCCCCGCCGCTGGTGGGAGCGCAATTATAAGAATCGCATAAGAGAGGTGAACAATAATGGCTAGTACGTATGTTAATGATCTTCGATTAGAAGAAATCGCAACCGGGGAAGCTAGCGGCACCTGGGGAACCAAGACCAACACTAACCTGGAGCTAATCTGTGAGGCCCTATCGTATTCGGTCACAGGGGAAGCGATTGCTGACGCTTCGACACATACAATCACCATCGCCGACGGGGCTGCGGATGAAGCCAGGTGCTTTTACCTAAAATGTACAGGCGGTGGTCAGGCATGTACTGTGACCCTCGCCCCAAATACTGCCTCCAAGGTTTGGCTCATTGAGAACCAGACCTCGTACACTCTGACCTTTAGCCAAGGCTCAGGTGCGAACGTGGCTATTGCCGCTAGTCAAGTGAAGATGATTGCTACCGACGGGGCAGGTAGCGGTGCCGCTGTATATGATCTACTGACGGATCTTTCCACCGCTGGTGATTTGTTCGTCGCAGGGACTGTACAACCCGCCGGTGATACCGCCTCTGGTGATGACGCCGCTATAGGATACACGGCAGCAGAAGGATTAATCCTGACAGGACAAGGCTCTACATCTGATGTCACTGTGAAGAACGATGCCGATGCTACTGTATTCACTGTCCCGACCGGGACCGACGATATTCTATTCCCGGATAGCGCAAAGGCGATGTGGGGTGCTGGTAGCGACCTTCAGGTTTATCACGATGGGTCAAATAGTTATATAGCGGATGCGGGGACAGGTACATTAAATGTACTAGGCAATCAGGTTCTTATCAAAAACGCCGCAAATGATGAAACCATGCTGCGTTGTGTTGAAAATAGTGACGTTGAGCTTTACTTCGACAATAGTGAAAAACTAGCCACCGTTACTGGGGGGGTTAATATTACAGGGGATCTAACTGCCTCTGGCACTGTTGAGCCAGCCGGAGATACCGCCGCAGGTGATGATGCTGCCATTGGTTATACCGCCGCTGAAGGGCTCATACTTACTGGCCAAGGCTCTACATCTGATGTCACTGTCAAGAACGATGCCGATGGCACTGTATTTACCGTACCAACAGGAACTGATGATATCTTGTTCCCTGATGATGCCAAGGCAATGTGGGGTACTGGAAGTGAC